AAGGCCATGACCTGGTGCTGTCACGTTTATAATTCCTGAACCTGCTTGATATGTTTTAAAAGCATCTGTAGGCAAAGAATAAGATACTGCATTTTCTATTCTGTCAGGTCTCACATTACGTAAAGATATTGCGTCGCCGTTCATTGGCTTTGGCTCTAATTGTGGTTGTTTTGGTTCGTATTCTGATATGTGAACTAAAGATCCATTCCATTCTCTAACCATTTCTATGTAAGGAAACTCTAAACCAGATCTATCGGAAATAGCTTTTGAATGTTTACCAGTTGCGTACTTAGCCATTATGTGCTTGGGTAATATGCTTTAGGCGTAATATATGTGCTTGAAGCTGACCCATCCTCCGCTAATGCTCTTGCTAACTCATCTTCATAATATAATTTCATAGCTTGAATCATTTCTGGTCTGTATTTTTGAGCCAAGTAAAAAGCTAAACCTGATATCATACAAGGCACAAATCTAAATGGTACATCGGTTGCATTTGTATAATCACCCACATCTTGTATTCTTTTAATGTAATATATGTGCATGTCTTTTGATGCGTTCGTAGAATCTGGTGTTGGATAAATATGTATTCTAACTTTGTCTATGAATCTTTCTACCCAATATTGATTAGGTGTTCCTTTTGAAAGTTTATTAGAAAAACCTGCATAAGTAGATCTATCTACTTTTGTCATAGGTGAGTCAGACTGTGTTGTTTGAGTTCTGTTAGCTCTTAATTGTGCTTCTAATACATCAGATATTCCATACACATTACTTGGTGTAGATACTGCACTTGTACCATCATCAGATGATCTAAAAAAATCATAATCTGATTGTCCTTCAATCAGATCAATATTTAAATCAGCTATTTCCCAATAGTGAATACCTCTATTACCCCATTCTTGAAATAATATATTAAGAGATCTTCTTGCTGATTTTAATTGATAACCAGCTACATTCTGTAATCCAATACGCTCAAAAGATTCTTCCACTATCTCATCAATAGCAAAAGTTTTGTCGAACGTCGCTGTTCCCGAAGTAGTATTAGCCATTTAATCTCCTAGCCAGTGTAGCCAATAGTTAGAGATGTTGTGTTAGTCATGGTTGCATGAACACCGTTTTCAAATCTAATACCGTTTCCTGGGACATAGATATCTAAACCTTCTGTTCCAAAATCAGCTTCAAAAACTTTATCTCCTGAACTACCAGATGAAATATCTCTTAACACTACAACAGATGATGCTACACCATTTGCTTGAATGTAAGTTATTCTACAAGGCCCTAAATTAACAGAACCACCAGAAATAGTTTTAACCTGTCCTGTGCTAGCGATATTTGTAAACTTCTGATCTGAACTCATATTTTTCTCCTATTAAAGTGTGGGCCCGGAGACCCACACTAATTACTTATTACGCGTCTGCGAATGGTGTTACTATTGTACCTGATCCAATCAATAAAGAATTGTGAACCATGTATGTAGCTGTATCAATCGCTGTGAAAGATACGATACTACCAACGATTCCACCTTTTGTAGAACCATTCATAGTAATAACATCGTTAGTTGCGCCTGGAACGAAAGCTTTTTTCGCACCATCATCTACACCAATTAAGATTGCACCTTTAAATTTGTCAGTACCATCTGTTTTGATGTCCATATCAGTTGCAGCAGTTTCAACAAAAAAGTGAAAAGATGCACCGATATTGTTTAAGTTATTGAAGTCATTATCACCTGCAGTAGCACCATTACTATTTACATTGATACTTGGTAAAGTAAATTTACCATCAGCGTCATTGCAAAGTAAGATTTTACCTGCGTGTGTAGCAACTGTCAAAGATGTGTCAGCTGTTAAGCTAACAGTCATACCAGGTCCGAAGTTTTGAAATCCATTTTTGGAAATCACCGGTCCTGAAAACGTTGTTTTTGCCATAATTATATCCTCCTAGTTTTCCGAACATAGTCTCTAGGCCGTCGACTGTATGCGTCTATGTTCTAATTAATTATACAGTAAGGGATTTATACTCTGTTTTTTAGTAGAGTGCAAGAGAGCCTGTGCTTTGGTTTGATATTTATCCAAGATGTAGCTTTTTACTAAGTAGCTACAGAAACTTCGGGTGCTGCGTCTTCTATCTTATTAGTAAGATTAGCTATCTTAGCCTCTTCAAGCTTGATAGCATTGACAACTTCTCTAATCTTATTGTCAATCCTTACCATGTCCAAAGTATACCTTTGGTTATCACGCTGATGCAGTGCCCATTCTGTCTCGAGACTTCTCTTCTGTTTGTAAAGGTCTCTGACTTGTATTTGCATCTATGGTTTCCTCATAAGTTAGCCATAATTTAGACGAATCAATGAATCCATCTTTTTCCCACGTTATATCATTTTCTCCTAGTTTGTCAACTAGTGCATTTTCAAACGCTTTATCATCATCCTCTGACACAATATCAAAGGAAGCATAATAACCGTATGCTCTTATTTGTACTCGAAATGTCTTCATGATTACCTCTTCTCTACCATAAAAAAAGGGGGCCCGAAAGCCCCCTTTTAATGTTCTTTTAGTGATTACGCACCTTCTACGCCGAAAATACCTCTAGGGTCAGATACACCAAATGAGTATCTTTCTCTAGCTTTGTATCTCACGTTGCCAGTATCAAAGTCACCTTCCATTGCAGTTGTTAATGGAGCTCTGTTGAACATTTTCATACCGTTAGGTACGTCTGTAATGATGTAGAACGCATCAGAATCAGTTAGGTAGTTGTTCACTCTATAACCTTGAGGAACCATACCCATTGATACGATTGCGTTGATATCATTGTCAGCTGTTCCAGTTCTGCCTTGAGATTTCATCAATCTCTCTGCTGTAAACTGAAGCTCAGAAGGAATAATCATTTTTACTCCTCTTGCTGCAACCCTTAGACCTCTTTCGTCTGTCATTTTAGCGATGTCAATCATTGACTGCTCTAATGATGTTTCGTTAAGATCCGCTTGAGTAGTTAGGGTATTTTGGAAAGTACCCGCTACTGTAGGGTGTTGAGTGTTAAACAAGCTAACGCCGTCACCTGAATCAAAACCATCCGTTGAAGGAAGACCTTGAATTAGAGGTTCTACCGCTTTTACTTGCTTAGCGTTACTCATAGATCTTGCTAAAGCTTTTGTGTATCTAGAAGCTAATCTATCGTAGAGGTTATCTTCGATAGCTTCTTCTGTGATAGCAAATGCTAAAGCTACGGTCTCGTGAGTATACCTAGCTGTGAAAGTTTCTTGTGCTTCGTCAAAAGAGACTCCGCTACCTTCTGCTTTCACTTGCGCGTTTGCGAAACCAGATAACATTACTTCTTCTTCAAAAGCTCTGTCACTGTTTTCTGCAGTATAAATCTCAGCATGCTGATTTTCATACCTTTTGTATTCCAGGCCGAACAGTGCGTTCAATCCTGGCTCTAGTTCTTTAACTAGCTGTGATCGTGATATTGCCATAATTTATTCTCCTGTTCTCCTATTATGATTGTAGTTCAATCAAGTTTGCAACAACCACTACCGATCTGAAAGCGGCGTTTTCGTCGTTTTCAGGATCTTCAGCAGATCTTAACAATCTGAATGAAGCGGCGTCTGCACTTGTGTCTGCGATATCTAGTGTAGCAGAAGACTTCCCAGTAGTATCACTACCAGCAGAAGTGTTCATGTCATACGTTTCTAGGTATCCAGATTGAGCTACTGAGTCATCAGTAGCAACTACGTATTGTTGTTGTGGGTTATCGTATACAAAAGCGTCCACGTCTTCTGAGTTCGCTGGTGTTATCGGTTGCTTATAGAAATTCGCAAACGTTGGCTTCAAAGTTGTAGCCGCGTTATAGAATATTCCATTAAGTACACCTAAGATAGGTGCATCAGTAGTCTGACCATCGACAATGTAACCAGCAGCAGAAGCAACGGCGCCACCATTGTATATAGTTGTACTATAACCCGCATCGATTTTGTACTTACCTAAACCGGCAGTCGCTGGAGTTGATCCAAGCGTGCCAGCAGCTATAAGCCCAAAACCTTGTGTGTTTCTATTTGCCATAGTTGTTTCTCCTTGTGTCTGTATTGCTACAGACGGTTTATATTTATTCGATGAT